GTTGTACAAGCTGGTCAGCGTTTTGCATCTATAGCTGACATGCAAGTAGGTGAGGGTAATCAACAAGCTGCAGTGGGAACGACAGTTGCATTGCTTGAACGCGGATCAAGAACCATGAGTGCAATTCATAAAAGACTTTATGTTGCACTAAAACATGAGTTCAAATTATTATCGCGTGTATTCAAACTTTATTTACCTCAAGAATATCCATATGATGTTGTTGGGGGTCAAAGAGTAATTAAGCAAGCTGACTTTGATGACAAGGTAGATATCTTACCTGTTGCAGATCCAAATATTTTTTCTCAAACTCAAAGAATATCTTTAGCACAAACACAATTACAACTTGCACAATCAAATCCACAAATTCATAATTTGTATCAAGCTTATAGATCTATGTATGAAGCGATTGGTGTAAAAAATATTGATTTAATTTTAAATAGACCACAACCGCCACAACCTAAAGATCCATCATTAGAACATATTGATGCTTTATCAGGTAAACCTTTCCAGGCGTTTAAAGGACAAGATCACAGAGCTCATATTACAGCTCATTTACATTTCATGGCAACCAATATAGCTAAAAACAACCCTGTGATAGGAGCATCCCTTCAAAAAAATATCTTTGAACATATTAGTCTCATGGCTTTAGAACAAGTTGAAATCGAATTTGTAAATGAAATACAAGAATTACAAGCGATGCAACAAAATCCACAAGCGATGCAAGATCCAATGGCCCAACAAATAGCTATGGAAACAAACATGAAGATTGAATCTAGAAAATCAATCCTTGTTGCTGAAATGATGGATGAATATATCAAAGAAGAAAAGAAAATTAACGGTAATTTTGGTAATGACCCTATTGCACAACTTAAAGCAAGAGAGTTAGACATCAGAGCAGCTGAAAATAACAGAAGAAAAGAAGTTGATGATGAAAGACTTAACGTTGATAAGATGAAAGCGATGATGAATCAGATGACAGATCAACAAAAATTAGATCAAAACGAAGAATTAGCTAATTTAAGAGCCGATACTTCGATTGAAAAAACAATTTTATCTGCTCAACTTAAAAATCAAGGTCAAAATTAATGAAAAAGTCAGAAAAAAAGATAGCAAAGGTTATGAGAGAGTACAAAAAGGGTAAACTTCCTATTGGAAAATCTAAAAAACCTGTTAAAAGTAAAAAACAAGCAATAGCAATCGCTCTTTCTGAAGCTGGAATGAGCAAGAAGAGGAAAAAAAATGAAAAAAAATAAAAAAATGACTGCTGCAAAAACAGAAATCGGTTATCCAAACGGCGGAAAAGAAATTCAAACGCCAAAAGCCGGTGAAGTTATGACTGATAAAGTAAAAGGTCAAAAAAGAATGCTAGCAGAAAAGAAAAGCACAGTTACTTGGTATTAATATGTGGTTCAGCGCTATTAAATTAGCCGCACAAGCTGGCTCACACATTTTTAAAAACCGTCAGAAGACAAAAATGTTAATGGCGGATGCACAAATGCGTCATGCAGAGAAAATGGCAAATGGTGAAGCTGAATATCAAGGTAAATTATTAGAATCAAGAAATTCAGATTGGAAGGACGAATTTATTTTATTATTATTGTCGGCTCCAATAGTATTACTTGCATGGGCAGTATTTTCTGATGACCCTGCAGCTATGGAAAAGATGAAATTATTCTTTGAGTATTTTTCACAACTTCCATTTTGGTATCAAACAATTTTTGTTGGAGTTATAGCAAGTGTCTATGGACTTAAAGCAACAGATTTAATTAAACGTAAATAGGAGAAAACTATGAAACCAAAAAAGAAAATCCCTGCCGGTAAAAAAGGTAAAGGTATAAGAGCTCTTAAAAAGAAAGCCCCTCAAGTAGCTAAAAGAATGGGTTACAAAAAAGGAATGAGAGCTTGTGGCTAAAAAATTAACACCATCTGAAAAATATCAGCAACTTAAAAAACATACTGAAAATGCAGGTATGAAAGTTATGGAAAAAGATGGTAAAATAGTTGTTCAAAGAAAAAAGAAGAGTAAAAAATAATGTCAATCAGAGATAAATTTAGAAAACTAGCAGCACAAAAAGGAAGTCGAAGAGACTTTGTTAAACTAGCTAATAGAGAAGGATTGACAGATAAAACAGAACCAAGAAAAAGATTAAAGAACAATAGATATACAAAAGCTTTTGCAAAAGCGAGTACTTTAGATTTAGAAGGTCCTAAAAAAACTAGTGTGTTTAGAAAATTATATGGAATGAAAAAATATACTCCGTTTGGAATTATTGCTTCATCTTTATTTGATGCTAAACCTGCAAATGCAGATGAGATTGATATGACGGCAGAAGACTTTCAAGAATTTAGAAGACAGAATATGAGTAAAGGCGGATTAGTTAAAAAAGGTAAACCCAAAAGAGCAAAGAAAGGTTGGAAGTAATGGCAAAACTTTGTGCAAAAGGAAAAGCAGCTGCTAAAAGAAAATTTAAAGTATATCCATCTGCATATGCTAATATGTATGGATCAGCAGTGTGTTCTGGTAAAATAAAACCAGGTGGAAAAAAGAAGAAAAAACCTAAGAGAAAGTAATGGCTGGTTTAAGAAAATGGGTTCAAGAAAAATGGGTGGACATTGGAGCTCCAAAGAAGAACGGAAAATATCAACCGTGCGGGAGATCGAAGGGCAGCAAAAGGAAATATCCAAAATGCGTCCCACTTGCAAAAGCCACACGGATGACAAAGTCGCAAAAGGCGAGTGCTGTCAGACGAAAAAGAGCTGCAGGTAATACGGGTCCTAAACCAACAAACGTAAAAACGTTTGCAAAAAAATCAAAAAGAAGTTAATAATAGACTTTATTATGGCAAGAAAACCTGATAAACAACCACCACGTTCTAAGAAATATTTCAGACCAACTAAATCTGGTGCTGGTATGACGAAGGCGGGTGTTGCAAGATACAGACGTGAAAACCCTGGATCTAAATTAAAAACAGCGGTCACTGGAAAAGTCAAACCAGGATCAAAAGCTGCTAATCGACGTAAATCATTTTGTGCTAGAAGTGCTGGCCAAATGAAAAAATTTCCTTCAGCTGCGAAAGATCCAAATTCAAGACTTAGACAGGCTCGCAGAAGATGGAAATGTTAAATGGCAGAACAACTCACTTACGAAGGTTTCGTAACTAAACTCAGAAAAAATTTAAGAACTTCATATCAGCAAATAGGTGATACTATGGTTGCTGGAGGGGTAAAAGATATGGAAAGTTATAGATATCTTTTAGGACAGGCACATGCCTATCAATTAATCGATCAGGAGATTTCAAACCTGCTAAATCCAAAGGAGGATAAAAAACATGAAACTGAAAGACCAGAAAACGTCGTCGACTTCGGAAAGCCCAAAGATTAAATTAGCGCTTGAAGAAAAGTACAACGAAGAAAATAAAAAAGCTGATGAAGCTGTTGATAAACATAATTCAATAAAAGATAAAGAGTCTAGTAAACTTCCACAACCAACTGGTTGGAGACTTTTAGTTTTACCTTTTAAAGCAAAAGCAAAAACTAAAGGTGGAATTTATTTGGCTGATGAGTCTATTGAAAGATCACAAGTTGCTTCAACTTGTGGACTCGTTCTATCCATGGGACCTCATTGTTATGATAAGGAAAAATTTCCTGAAGGTCCTTGGTGCAAGAAGGGGGATTGGGTAATCTTTGCGCGTTATGCGGGAAGCAGAATCCAAATAGAAGGCGGGGAGGTTAGACTTCTAAATGATGATGAAGTATTAGCCACAGTGGAAAACCCCGAAGATATTTTCCACCAATTTTAACATAGGAGGATACTATGCAAAACGCAGAAGAAAAAACAGTTGACATAGATACGTCTGGTCCAGGTGCCGAGGTTGAATTACCGGAAGAACAAACATCTGAATCAAACATAGAGGTATCAAATGACACAGCTGATAAAGACAGTGTTGAGTCCAATGACTCAACTGAGAAATCTGATGAGCAGTCTACTGTTCAAGCAGACACAACCACGGACCAAGGAACAGAAAAGAAAGCAGAAGAAACAGAAGATGAGAAGAAAAAAGAGTTAGAAGATTATTCTGAAGGAGTTAAGAGAAGAATAGCAAAGCTGACTAGAAAAATGCGTGAAGCAGAAAGAAGAGAACAAGCTGCTTTAGATTACGCAAAAAAAGTTCAAGCTGAACAAGAATCTCTTAAATCTAGATATTCTAAATTAGATACTGGTTATGTATCTGAAATGGAAAATAGAATAAAATCTTCTATGGAAGCTGCAGCTAGTAAATTAGCTAAGGCTAGAGAAGATGGCGATTTAAAAGCTGAGATTGCTGCTCAAACTGAGATATCAAAACTTGGTTATGAAGAAGCAAAACTCATGGAATTAAAAGCCAAACCTGAAAGAAAGACTGAAGAAAAGGTAGTACAACAACCTCAAATTCAGGCTCAAACTCAGGAACAACCGATCAATCCAGATCCAAAAGCTCAACAATGGGCGAATAAGAACACATGGTTTGGTCAAGATGAAGCCATGACTTACACCGCATTTAGCTTACATAAAAAGCTAGTTGAGGAGGAAGGTTATGACCCACAATCGGACGAGTATTATTCTGAAATTGATAAAAGAATAAAGCTTGAATTCCCGCATAAATTTGGTAGTGTAGATAGAAATACGACGAGTAAACCTACTCAAGTTGTAGCTTCGGCTAACAGAAGTAGTAAACCTGGTCGCAAATCTGTAAGACTCACACCGTCTCAGGTAGCAATTGCTAATAAATTAGGTGTGCCACTAGAGGAATATGCGAAACAATTAAATTTAATCACGAAGGAGTAAAAGCATATGAGTAATGAAAACGAAAACAGAGCTTCTCGTGCGAGTCAGACTAGAGAAAAAGAAGCTCGAAAAAAAGTCTGGACTCCACCGTCATCTTTAGATGCACCCCCGGCCCCTAATGGGTTTCGACATAGATGGGTGAGAATAGAATCTATGGGTTTCCAAGATACAAAAAACGTATCTGGAAGATTAAGATCAGGTTACGAAATGGTTCGTGCTGATGAATACCCAGATTCAGATTACCCAGTCATTGGAGAAGGTAAATACGCGGGAGTGATCGGAGTTGGTGGCCTTGTGCTGACAAGGGTACCGGAAGAGATTGCAAAATCAAGAGCTCAATACTACTCAGATCAGGGTAGGGAGCAAGATCAAGCAGTTGAAAACGATCTCATGAAGGAACAGCACCCAAGTATGCCGATCAATGTTGATCGACAGACACGTGTAACTTTTGGTGGTACTAAGAAATAGTTTATTAACAATTTCTAAACCAACAAAATAAATTAAAATAATAGGAGTAAAACTATGGCAAATAAAGACGCAGCCTTTGGTTTAAAACCAATAGGCAAAGTGGGTCAGAATGATGCTAACGGCGGTTTAACTGAATACGTTATTGCTAGTGACACAACTTCAGCGATCTATTTTCAAGATCTAGTTAAAGTTGCTGCATCTGGTGGTATCGAAGTTGCTACATCAACAAGTAATGATTTAGCAGGTTCATTAAACGGTGTTTTCTACACTGATCCATCAAGTGGTAAGCCAACATGGAAAAACTATTATCCAGGAGCAATTACTGCTTCAGATATAGTTGGATTTGTGGCTGACGATCCTTATCAAAGGTTCGAAATACAAGCTGACTCTACAGTCGCTCAAGCAGATGTTTTCTTAAATGCAGACATCACTTACAGAGCTGGAGACAGTGCTAACAACGTATCAAGATCAGAACTTGCAAAAGGAACGATCGATACAACTACTGCACAATTAAGAATACTTGGCATTAGTAAAGACCCAGAAAACAATGACGCTGCAAGCGCTAATGTTAATGTGGTTGTTACTATTAACGAGCATTATCTTAAAGGTGCTACAGGCTTATAATAGGAGGATATAATTATGGCTATTTCAAGATCACAGCTAGTTAAAGAACTAGAGCCAGGATTGAATGCACTATTCGGCCTGGAGTACAAACAGTACGAAAACCAACACGAGCAAATCTATACGAAGGAAACTTCGGACAGAGCTTTTGAAGAAGAAGTTATGTTATCAGGTTTCGCTCAAGCACAAGTTAAACCTGAGGGTTCTGGTGTTACTTTTGACAATGCTCAAGAGACTTTCACTGCAAGATACACTCATGAAACTGTAGCTTTAGCGTTCTCAATCACTGAAGAAGCGATTGAAGATAACTTGTATGACAGATTGTCTTCAAGATATACAAAAGCGTTAGCTCGTTCAATGGCACAAACAAAACAAGTTAAAGCTGTTAATCCTTTAATTCAAGGATTACCAACTACTGACGGTTTCGATTCAGGTGACGGTGTTTCTTTATTTAACACAGCTCACCCAACAATCGCTGGTAGCTACAAAAACACTTTAACTACTCAAGCTGACTTAAACGAAACTTCTCTTGAGCAGTCTTTAATCGACATTGCTGCGATGACTGATGAGAGAGGTCTTAAGATCGCTGCTAAAGGAATGAAAATGATCATTCCAAGTGAATTACAATTCACAGCAGAGAGATTAATGAAGTCTGCACAAAGAGTTGGAACTGCTGATAACGATATCAATGCAATTGGTTCTATGGGAATGATTCCACAAGGTTATGTGGTTAACAACTTCCTAACAGACACTGATGCGTTCTACATCGTTACAGACGTGCCAAATGGTATGAAGTACTTCGAAAGATCACCTATCTCTACTAAGATGGAAGGTGACTTCGATACTGGTAACATGAGATACAAAGCTAGAGAAAGATACTCATTTGGTGTATCTGACCCTAGAGGTATCTTCGGTGTTGAAGGTGCTTAATACTTTCGAGTGTTAATTATTTTGAAGGGGCCCTTGATGGGCCCCTTCTTTTTTGATAGAAAGAAAGACTTATGAAAAAGAAATATTTAATAAAAATCTTCACAAAATACGTTCAAACCAAATTTGAAATTGAAAGTGATAAAGACATAAATAATGCTGATGAGCTAAATCCTCATATCATTGACTTTCTAGGAAAATCTGATATAGATTGGGAACAAAATGATTTGCAATACAATAGTACTGCAAATGATTTTTATATAACCTATGAGGAGGTTTATAATGGCTCAGGACAACATGGTACTGTTCGCCAAGAAACTCAAACTCGAGTCTAGATGGAACGAGTTGTTTCTTGAAAACAAGGGACAGATAACACCAGAAATGTCTGTTTTAGGTGATGAGATCAAGACTGTAATTAGATCTATTATCAAAAGACAGGAAGAGCAAGTCCACAGCAATCCTAAAGATGGTGAAATTCATCTTTACGCTGGTTAATTAAGGACTAATACATTGTTGAAATTGCTATTTCTTCGTAGGGATTTCTTGCACTTTTTTATAATTTCATATATAAAATAACTACTATACATAAATTATTCTACATAGACGCGTATAGTCGACGGCCTAGAGACTATGTAGAAATAACTAGGAGGATACTACTATGGCAAAAACTACATTTTCAGGACCAGTACAATCTTTAAATGGATTTATTGGTGCTGGTGTTGGAGCAACTAAAGATTTCACAAGTGGAACTTTAACAGTTGC